CGTCTGTCATTTGACCGCTTTCAAACATACCACCTACTTGATTGCCAAATCGTTGTAGTGGATTGAATGAATCATAGCCACCAGTGAATGAGTTAAACTTCATACCATCAGCCGCGATAGTATTACCCATCGTAACACCATCACCCATGAGAGCCTGTCCAGCATTAGCAGCACCTAGCGCACCAGCACCACCTAACGCACCAGCGCCAGCACCATATCCAGCAGCCGTAGCACCAGCGCCACCTAACAATCCAGCCGCCCCTTGAGCAGCTAGAGCATTGCCAGCCGTACCAACAGCGCCAGCACTTCCACCTAATGCGCCCAATGAAGGTAAAGCACCAGCCATGCCTAATCCTGTAGCGCCCAATGCTAAAGGTGCGATTGTCTTAAATAGAGATTTGCCCATGATTTATCCTTAAAATAATAGTGAACCCAATGCACCAGCACCAGCACCTAAAGCCGTACCTGTGTTGTTACCGAATAGCGCAGATCCTAACGCTGCACCAGTTAAGCCACCGCCAAGCATAGAAGCGTAACCATTGGCTTGATATGGATTTGCAGAAGTTTGCATACTTGTGCCAGCGTTACCGATAGAACCGCTAATCGCTTTCTGTAGAATGTCCAAGTTAGCATAAGGTTGATTCTGTGCTGCTGTCCAATCCGATAGGTTTTGGTTAAGCAAGTCTTGAGTGTAGCTACGTTGAATATCACCAACACCGAGTAACTGTTTAGCATCTGTGTAACCCATATTTTGCATCTGCGGTGCTAGTTGCATCGCTTGTAACTGGTTACTGCGTTCCATATTGTAGTTGTTGCTATATAAGTCGTTTAACTTGCCAGCTAAACCAGCGTTATCCATGCTCATTTTTTGTTGTAGGCCGCTATTACCGAAAGCACCAGCAGTTCGTTGCATAGACGCATTTTGAGCGCCTACAGTGCGATTAAAATCAGTTCCAATAGCATCAGCCGTTGCGCGTAAATAAGGGTTACTGTCAGGCGTTAAATAGTCACCTCTAACCGTTCTTTGATATAAGTCGCCTACGTCACCTTGACCTTGAAAGCCGTTCATAGCTTGGTTAGCTGTCATGCCTAAAGCAGTATTTTGGTTATTGTTTAGCTCTGCAATGCGTTGGCCTTGATAAGGCGTATATTCTTTGTTGGATAGCCCTGCGCCACGTTCCATTAACTGAATCGCGTAAGGCTGTGCGTATTTAGGCAATTGCTGTGTCTGCGTCACCGTTTGAGAGCCACCACCTCCACCGCCTTTATAGCGTTGTGAATTGTTAGCAGAAACATGACCACCGCCAAAATCACGGCTTAGATCGTCTTTTAATTGTTCTAGTGTGTATCTCATTTGCTTTGTCCTAAAAGACCTGTTACATATTGATTTAAAGGCGTTGCTTGTCGTACTGGTGCGCGTTGTGCTGTTTGGAATTGCATAGGTGAGTTAAACATTTGTTGCGCTCGTAATAATTGAGCTTGCAAGTTAGCTGGTTGCGTATAGTTAAAGTTTGGAGGCGCGATAGGGTTATAGGTGTAATTCTCTACTACAGGCTTTGGGATTTGGTTATTAGCATAAGCGCCCATACCGTAATCGGTTGGCGTTGCTGTTGGTTTAGTTTTCCCGAATGGGTCGTAATTCATCATAATTCTGCCCTCAACATCAGTATGCTTTGTGATATAATTAATTTTTTATACATAAAAATCCGATTATGAAAAAATGCTCAATTTGTGACGAAAAGCACAGCGCAAAAGGATTGTGCAGACATCATTACTATAAAAAATATAACGATGAAAAGAGAGGAGACAAAACATATGTTAGGTCAATGGATTTAAAATCCAGACTCTCTTATTACTCAAAGCTAGACGAGTCTACAGGCTGTTTAATATGGCAAGGCTTTGTTGATAGTGGTGGTTATGGTCACACCACTATCAATGGCAAAACAATGCGCGCTCATGTAGCTTCATATATTGCAAATTATGGCGAAATAGCAAGCGGTCTATTTGTTTGCCATAAATGCGATGTTAGGAATTGCATCAATCCACAACACTTGTTTTTAGGCACTAGTAAAGATAACTCACTAGATATGTCATCTAAAAATAGATCATGCTATGGAAGCAAAACTAAGTTTTCAAAAATTACAGAAAAGCAAGCAGCAGAAATATTTTTAGATAAAAGGCCACAAAAATTAATAGCTTTAATTTATGGCATTAGCAAATCGGCTGTCCAAAGCATCAAATACGGCAGGTCTTGGGTGAGAGTAACTAAAGCTCTGCGCGCATAACCTTGTAAGCCTCTTTCATCCCTAGCTTCCGTTCCCACAACTTAGCGACTGACTCAAAGCAATGCCCTTCGACATAACTAGCACCGCCAAACTTAAGCCATTGCTTGAACTCTGCCCAATCTTTCACCACACCCTTACCGCCTAACGCGATAACGTTAGCCACGCGATAGTTTGGGTAATTCATGAACTCGACTAGAATCGCACCGTTTATCTTGTCGTCAGTCTTTAGGATGAATAACTCAGCCATACCTTTAGCGATTGCGTAACGCGCTTGGTCGGCAGTCATTTCACCGTGACCTGTATCTAGTGCTGATTTGATGTAATGGGCAACGTGAGGCCATACAGCATCTAGTTCGTGCTGTTTTGTGTGAAATACTGGCATTATTTATCCCAAATATCTTTAAATGGACTCAAGCCTAATGCTTGCCTTGCTCTTGCAAACTCCTCTGCTTTTCTATATATATCGTCTGGTATTTGGTCGTTTTCTTTTAATTGGCTGATAATTGTTAATTGCTCATTTGTTAAACTTGGAACAACTAAAGGGAACTCTCCAATATCGCTACCAACAGACATTTCTGTAATTACATCATTGCTTATTCTTGATGGAATTAACCCTTTCCATCCAGTATGTTTTGGCATCATTTGCCCACCATAAGTGCCATCGCTTTTTAAATACGCTCTTAATCCGTATTGGTTTGGATAATTACTAGCCATAAGTGCGCCTGATTGTGGCGAACCAAGCAACCCATAGCTAGGCAAATTTTCATCAAGCAATCCCATTATGTTTGCGTTCCTATAACTTGCCCATCACCATCTGAGGATGGCTGAGAGTCTTTAATCATCAAGTCACCGCTAGATGAAATCCAAAGATGATATTTACCCATAACAGGGTGTAAACCATCCCATGCGCTTCCACGTTGCGCCTCTAGCTTGTTATTTATCTCGTTTAGGTATTTAGTTAACTGTAAGATTAAATCGCGCTCAAATGGCGTTGTAGCTCTTGGAAAGTAGAGTTGCATTAGCGCACCCCATCTTTTCTCAAGTCGTAAGCCAAGCCGCTAATTTCAAAATCACCTGTAGCCTGTAACGTTACACGATGCCACCGAGCAGTTTTTCTAAAGTCGAACTTGTTATCAACCATTGTGTTTGTCGTTCCGATGCTTAAACTATCCCCAGCGTTGTATTTGTACTGATTTGTCATGGTTGCACTTGTGGGCACTCTCAAGAACCGCGCTTTTACCCTGCCTAACGTGGTGAATGACACATCGTCACCCATATCGTTAAATGTGATATTTGTCGTACCAGCCGCGCCAGAAAGTGTCTGTAATTGGTGAGAACTATTCACGATAGACAACAAAGGCGTTGTGCTAGTCAGTGTTGGGCTATCAAAAGTAAGCGTTTGTGAGTCGAAAGTACCTGTTGAGGTGTCATAAGTCACACCACCAGCTAAATACTCTACGCAAGCCTCTACATTTCCGCGCCAAACACCCCATTTTTGCGTTTTGTAATTGTAAATAATCGCACCGTTAAGCTCACCAGCCGCGCTCGTTGTTCTAGGATAGAAAAACCACACATTCGACTTATAACGATCTACTGTAGAGCGAATATTTGTCTTATAAGACGTGTTTAAGTCGGCAAAGAACCAATCTTTTACACCTTCGCCAATCGCTTGAGGCAGACCAGCACCGTTAAACAGGTAAATGTTCTCATTCCCGATAAATATATGGCCTAAGCCTTGCACATTAGCGACTGCTTCTTGAGAATTACAGCCGACCTCTGACGCGATTGGTTGCCATTCCCACACTAAAGGCGTACCAATGTAGTTACCTAGGAACATTCCGCTTTCTTTGTAGGCCACGAATGACGCGCCCAATGCTTTTATTGCAGTAATACCACCAGCAATGTCAACTAATCGCCCAGTAGTGGCTTGTGTAGCCACGTCAGGTGTCCAATCTGTATAGTCATAGATAGCAGAACACCACCAACGGTCTGGTTGATCGCCATAAGTTGCCTCATTAGTAGCACCCATCATGACAAAGCCTTGAGTAACATCAAACACCTTGCACTTTGGTGCGCCTGTCACATCAGCAAATGCACCACTTGTAGACGCTTGCAATATGTCTATACCGTTAGCCGCCAGTACTACGTTACCGAACATACCGAAACGCCACTTTTTAGCGCCTGTTGTGTAGTTTCCTGCTCGGCTACGGTCAGTCCATGTAGTGCCTGAGCCTTCATACAGTTTCGTATCTGTGCCAGCGATAAGGCGTGATGAACCATCTAGTAACTTAGAGCTAGTAATGCCATAGCAAGCATCCGCTAAAGCCGCTAATGTAGTGTTAACCCCTGTTGGCGCGGCAATGTACGAGCCTCTAATGGTAGGTAAGATATTATCAGCAGATAAAATTGCACCTTGCGAGGTAGAGTCCGCATCTGGTAAGTAGCCTGTAATTGGTATCATGGGCGATAGCTTGTTAAGTTAACGTCTGTACGCACTTGTAAAGTGTTGCCGTTGTTGGCATCGTTTGAGTTGATGCCGTCAATAATTTTCTTGTATAACGCAGACCATTTTTCTAGCCCTACATCATCTTTAATGTATAAAGACACTTGCATCAAACAGGCGTAAAGATAAGCAGATGGATAGGCAGTAATCAGCCAGTTAGTAGGGTTAGATGCGCTTAAATTCGTGAGTTTTGCTTCATACACAGCATTAAGGTTATAGACAGCATCAGGAATAGGTTGTAAATAGATGTCTGAGCCGATAAGCGTATAAGCTCTTGGTTGCCCTGCCATATCGTATGAAAACTCTTGACTGTATTGTGTTGGTGTTAGGTATGTGAGCGTTTCTT